GATGCGCACGCCCACAAGTACCCCGATGGCCTGTGCTTCGTGCTCGACCACGACAACGGTGGCCTCTCGTGCAAGTTGGCGCACTACGACAACTCGCCCATGTTCCGGGTCTTCGAGCCTTGGGTCATGCAACAAGAGAACCGCACGGCGTACAACTACCTTGCATCGTACAACCGCGTCATGGACATTGCCAAGTTCGCCGTGGAGTATGCACAGAATCAACAGCAGCCCGGATTCGAGGGACCGCTTCTGCGCTCCTTCATCGTGACCGGGCTTGACCAGTTCGACGGTATGTGCATCAACGTGATGAAGATTCACGACCTCGACATGGATGCCACTGACGCTGTCGCTGCGAGCGCTGCGAAGTTGAACAAGGAGATTGGGTGGAACTGGAGCATCCGCGCCACCCGCTTCAAGCAACTGACCGCACAGTGCCAGAAGTTGAACCGGTTGGGTGTCGACGTCTACTGGGAGACGCACCTCAAGGAGGACAAGGAAGGCAAGGTCGGCTTCGACGGCTGGAAGTTCGCATGGCACAACAGCGCCAATCAGGACCTGTTTCAGGTGCTCTGGTGCAAGCGCAAGGTCATTCGCAACGCCGAGGGCGCTCGCACGGGCGAGACCCGCTACAGCGCCGAGTTCTTCAAACAGAAGACCAACTCCAACCTGCTGAATCAACAGCGCGATTACTTCGTCACCAACACGGGCGAAGAAGCGCAGTGGTACGGCATGGCTGAACTGCGCGACGGTGCCATCTGAGGTGAGCCCATGGCATCCTTCACGCTGAGCACGGAGAACTTCGTCAACTTCCTGACGTCGTTCGGCAACGACCTGATGGACATCACCATCAAGGTCGAGGCGGCAGCCATTTCTGCCGCTGTCGGCAAGACGACCCACTACGTCTCGCGCCGCATGGATTGTGGTGCTGAAAAAACGGGTTACGTCCACATCACCGACCTGCCGAAGTTGAAGGCTTTCCTGAAGAAGGCCAAGGTCTCCGACCTCCGACTCAGCCAAGAGGGCAATACGGGCACCCTGCACGTGCGTGGCGGGAAGATGAGCCTCCAGTTGCCTACGGCAGCGTTCGTCGAGTCTCAGAAGCGCGTCGGCATGATGCAGAGCGCCATCGACCGCTCGCGCGATTCGATGTGGCAATCGTGGTTCGACGCACCGTTGACCCACCATGGTCGAGTCTCATCTGAATCGCTGAAACCTGTGACGGCGTTCAAGTCCGTCCTCGGTGACCAATACGGCTGCAAGACCGAGTTCGATGCAGACGGCTCAGAGTTCGTCGTGCGCGGCGGCAAGCAGTCCACGGGCAAGATGTTCGTGCGTGCTCCGCTGACGCAAGTTGAAGCGCCGGGCAACAACGCTCGCTCTGCCTTCGACAAGTGGCTCCCTGAGTTGCTGAACAACTTGCCATCGGGCGACGTCGACATCCACACGGGAGACGAGACCGTGCTCATCATCGAGCAGGCTACGACGCAGTTCCTGATGGTCGTCATCGACCAGCAATACGAGGAGGACTGAGCGTGAAGACTCCAGACAAGGTGCAGTGCGCCGGCTGTGGGGACACGTTGGTCGTTCACGAGCACGACATCTACATGACGATGGACCTCCACGAAGACGAGACCATCGACCTTGATACCGTCAAGTTTCGATGCCAAGCCTGCGCAAGTGCTGCGGGGGTGGCTCAGTGACGCGACGTGACGTCTGCTGGTACTGCGGCGGTCGCCTCATCTGGGGCAACGACTGGAACCCAGAAGACTGGGGTCTGGACGGTGAGGGCATCGTGTCCACGCTGACTTGCAGCGATTGCGGTGCAGAAGTCCAGTACGTGCTCATCAACGAGGAGGAGTGAACATGATTGTCGATACCTTCCGACCGGACCCCGAGGGTCCCGACCACCTGTACCTCAGGTGGCGTGATGCGGAAGGTAACCTCATCGAGCGCACGGTTGACGACTACCGACCCTACTTCTGGGTCTCAGCCGACACCGACCCCCGCTACATGAGCAGGGTTCTCGACGATTACTTCGGCTCAAGCGTTGACTGGAACGATACGGCAGTTGGCCTTCGAGACAACGAGCGGCTCGTCAAGGTCTACGCCTACCGAGAAAGCGACCTGCGCGACATGTCGCGCCGTTTCCGTCAGACTTGGGAGGCCGACATCCCGCTCGCCGACAAGTACCTCATCGACCACTACCCACGCATGCCCAAGTGGAAGCCCCGTGTCTGGCACTTCGACTTGGAGTGGGACCCTGAAACGAACGAGACCACCGTCATGGCCGTCGCGGACAACTACAACCACCGGCATGTCGCATTCTGCTGGAAAAAAGGCAACCCCACCGGCCTCTACGACATGGACCATCACATCGAGACTCGGCATGTTTCATATGAGGTGCGCGGTGAACAGGTGGAGTTCACCTACGAACGCCACCTGTACGGCTGTGAATCCGACATGCACCGCGCGTTCCTCGACTACATGGACGAGTGCGACCCCGATGTGTTCGTGGCGCACGCTCTGATGTGGGCCGACCTTCCGCACCTCACTAAGCGACTCAAACAATTCCGACGACTCAGTCCACTAAAGCGCGTCATCGGGACGCGCAAGGGCTACGACTACACCGACCAACCCATCCTCGGTCGGCTGTGCTTCGACACGGCGTCACCCCTGCGCAGCGGTAGCGGCTTCGAGCGCGTCTGGAAAGACAGTGGCAAGCCCCAACTGAAGAACCTCAAACTGGACACCATCGCGCAGGCCTGCGGCCTCGGCGGCAAGTTCGACATGGACGTGTTCACCGGCTGGACCGAGCGGTTCGACGAATACGTCGACTACTGCATGCAGGACACCATTCTCCTCAAGCGCATTGACGAGGACAACCACGTCCTCGACTTCTTCTTCTCTCTGCAGGAACTCTGCGGCGTGTCGTTCGCTTCCTGCCACAACGTCACCCGTTTCGCCAAAGGTCTGCTCAACCGCAGGACCGAGTGGAAGGCTCCCAGCCGCTCCACTCAGGAGAAGCAAGACTACGAAGGAGCGTTCATTCCTCCGCCTCGACCGGGTCGCTACGAAGGCGTGGCCTGTGTCGACTACAAGGGCCTATACCCATCACTCATCCTCAGCCACAACCTTTCGTGGGAAACGCAGGTCCCCAAGGACCAAGCGTGGCGTGACGACGTCCGCCAATTGCCCGACGGCACCTGTTGGGTACAGGGCGTTGACGCGCTCTTGCCGACCATCGTCACTGAGATGTTCGAGAAGCGCGACGAGTATAAGCGAAAGATGCGCGAAGCCGACACCGAATCTGAGCGAAACGGATGGAACACGCTGCAACTTGCCGTAAAGCGGGTCATGGCGTCGTTTTACGGCATGACTGCCAGCGCTCACTGGGGTTGGGCGGACTTCGACATCGCCAGCGCCATCACAGCCTGCGGGCGACAGGCTATTCGGTTCCTGATGAGCGAATCAGAGGCGCAGGGCTACGATGCTCTGTACGGTCACACCGACTCTGCGTTCGTCAAGGTCCCACTCGACGAGGCAGATGCGCTCGCCAAGCACCTGACCGCTGAAGTCCAGCGCCGGTTGGAAGCAAGTCATCTCATTGTCGAGTTGGAGGCCTACATGCCCTACTGGATTGTCGGAGGCAAGAACCTCTACTACGGCATCTGCTCTTTCCCGCCCGAAGACGACGGCAAGGTCAAAAGCGCGCGCTGGGGCAAAATCAGCACGCTCTCTCCCATTTCCAAGGACCTCGAAAACGATGTATTGACCGCCATCTGCAACGGTGCAGATGAGAATCAGGTCATCGACATGGTCCGTCCTATCTCGAAGCGCATTCTGCGCGGCGACTTCAATCTCAAGGATGTCGCTTCTACCACCCGCTTGCAGAAGCATCCGTCCAAGTACGAAAAGGTCGGAGGAGGAATCAAGGCGGCCATCTACTATAACGAGCACGTCAAGAACGCTTACGGCGAAGGCTCCAGCGTTGACTGGGTCTACGTCCGCGACAACCGGACGCCGGTCATGGCGTTCGAGGATGAGTCTGATTTGGACGGCTACGAATTGGACGTCGACCTGATGGTGGACAAACTGGTGAAAGCCAAACTGAAGCCGATTTTCAAGGCCCTTGACTGGGACTTGGATGCAGCAGCGGGCGCCGCCCGTCCCAAGAACTACTTCGAGGTGTGAACATGAGCAGAGTTGAGGAAGAAGTCATCGCCAAGATTCGACAGCGCGCAGAGGTTGGCAAGGCCAAGTACGGCGTTACGATGGAGCGCGGTGACCTTGGACTGCTTGACTGGCTCCAGCACCTGCAAGAAGAACTCATGGACGCCGCCGTCTATGTGCAGCGGCTGATGGAGGAGGTGGCAGAATGAGCAAGTGCACTGCAATCATCAAGAGCGGCAAGCGCAAAGGCCAAGTCTGCGGGAGGAACGCCATTGCAGGCGTTGGTGTCTGTGGTCCCCATTGGAGGCAGGCTCCGCCCGAATGCCTTCACCCATCCGCTCGGAAGGAGGTGGCAGAATGAGCAAGTGGATGTTCTGGAAGAAGGTCGTGCAATCGACCCCTCGCGTGAGCACCCGTCCGTTCTGGAAGCGTGGCAAGCGCTGCCCAACCTGCGGCCACTACGACAAAATACCCACGCGTCAGACGCAACTCGCTGAGTTCTTCGACGCGGGCCAAGGAAAGCAATCAAAACTGGAGGAATACGCATGAGCAAGCGGAACTGGGAAGCGTACAGCAAGTCGACCTACGACTGGAAGCCGGGTCACGAAAAGCGACTCAGACTGACCAAGTCGAGCCTGACCAGCGACTTCGACTTCTGCCCCAAGCAGTACGAGTACAAGCGCATTCACCGATTGCCTGAGCCCGGCACCGAGGCCATGACGCGCGGGACCAATGTCCACGACGCAGTTGAGCACTACTACGACCACGTTGCACCTCATCTGGACGAACTCTACACGCTGATGCAGCGCGGCAAGCGCGATGAGGCGTTGGCACTGGCGCTTTCCGCTATGCCAGAGGAAGAGTACGAACTTGGGGAGGAGCCCATTATCGAGGTCAGGCTCCGGTGGGACTTGGAGCGATTGCTCTCTGGAGGCAAGGAGGATTACCTACCCATCATCAACGAGACTGAGATTCACGCCTACAGCGACGAAGAGTTCACACTCAACGACGAGACTGTTACCATTCCCGTTCACTGGGCAGGCAGCATTGACCGTGGCTTCGCTGAGGCTGACGGCGGCGTCGCCCTCATGGAACTGAAGACCGGTAAGTGGGTACAGACCCGCAGGGACGATGACCAACCATGGGAGGACCCGAAGTTCAAGGTGCAGAGCATGCGCACAGAAATGGCCTTCTACAAGCACCTGCTCAAGGTGGCCGACCACCCCCTACAGAACGTGACTCACTGGGGATGGGTCTTCCCCGGCGGAGAAGTCGCAGGACTGGACCCACTCAACAAGTACGGTTACGAACAACGCAGCATCAACCGTATTTTCTACGAGCCAGTCACCAAGCGCAGGGATTCTGATTACACCAAGCGGAAGATTCGACGCCTCATGGAAGCGCTCTTTACGGCCTACCTGACCGAGCAATGGGAGACCAAGCCCAGCCAAAATAAATGCGCTTGGTGCAACTTCAAGTCGATTTGCCCCTCATGGGAGGGTAGCGACAACCCACAAGAATACCGAGACAACTACGCGGAGGCCTGAAGATGCAAACACCCACCAAACAAGACATGAGAACGCTGACCATGGTCATGGAGCGACTGCTACATCCCATCATTGGTCGACCCGTCCACGTGTCGTTCGCCTTGCTCGGAGATGTCCCTTTCACCACTGCGGTGCAGACTTCACTGTATGAATTCGACGAGAGTCAGACCGGTCCCAAGGGGCCGATGTACATCACCCTGAACGCCTTGCTCGTCCACGATGTTGAGGAACTGCTGGAAGTGCTGGAGAGAATCATCGACGCAGGACAGTGAACGCATGCAACTGGTCTTCGATTATCCGAGAGAGGTCATGGAACTCGGGGCAGAGAAGGGTAGAGGTTATCGTAAAATTGTGCGTAGCAATACGGACTTGGAGCGATATTGGGAAGGGAAGAATGGTGTGTCCAACGCTTACATGACTGTGTACGGCTATCGGGCTACCGTTCCGCCGTTCAACAAGCGCGTGGACCTGATAACGCCGATTGTCCGACATTTCGTCATGGACTTCGACCCGAAGGATTTCCGTCAAAGGGGCTCACCTGACGTCAGCCCTGAGAAGGCTCTGCATCAGACGCAGCGCCTTCACCATCATCTGCTGTCTGAAGACATCTCTCACGGCGTCTGGTACAGTGGCGGAGGCTTCCACGTCTGGGTGGCCCTCGACAAGCCCTACATGCCGTCGAGCGGCGGTCACCTGTCCGACGTCAAGGAAGCAGGGATGCGCGTGGTCAACGAATGGATTCACGACATGAACTTGTTCTGCTCTGACCCTGCTGTTCCGTTCGATACCAGCGGTATGATTCGCATTCCAAACTCGTACAACTCCAAGCGCGGGCTGTGGTCTATTCCCCTGAGTTCCAAGGACTTGGAGGAAGGTCTCGACTACATCATGCTCAAGGCGCTTGATGCCCACTCTGGTATGATTCCCTATGGTTCAAAGGGCCTCGCGCTGGACGTCAAGCGCACCAAAGCCAAGCGTGCTGTCTTCGACCCCAACGCCGCTCCTATCGACTTGCCCACGGCCTCGATGGATGGCGTCATCATTCTCCCCTGCCTTAACTCGGCCGCGTGTCGTGTCGGCAGCAACCCCAGCCATGACGCTCGCGTCCAGTTGGTCAAATACCTCTCCAAGCGCTTGCGCAATTTCATTCCCGTTCAGCGTATCGACCGCGAAAAGTTGGAAGAACATACCGAAACCATTGTCGACTACATCCAACGGCTCGACTGGGCTGACTTCAACGAGCGAACTACTCGATACCAAGTAGGTACTATCGTAGGTACGGAATATCCTCAAACGTGCTCAATGCTTCACAAGAAGGGTATGTGCCTTGGGAAGTGCAGGTATTGGGACAAGACTGGTGCGATTGACGAAGAGGTGACCGCTGATGAGTGAGAGTTACGCGATGGTCGAGTGGACTGGTCGACGTAAGGGCACCAAGCCCCATCATCTCGTTCCTAAGCGTAGGGATGGCTCAGTCCGAAAGGGCGATATGTCGTTCTGCGGCATGGTCGGCGTTGGCGACAGCGACTGGACTGTCGTTAATAATCCAGAAAACCGAGCATGTCGAAGATGCGTCCGGTTCTCCAAGCGGTACGAGAGTATGAAATCGAGGAGGAAGATGAAGTGAAGCGAGGTCCTCTGGTCATCGACTCTAACGAGCGTGGCCCTCTCCACGATGCCGTGGTGCGTGCCGCAGCACGTGAGGGCTTCGATGTCGTCAAAGAGCACCTTCAGGGTATGGGCGACTATAAGGCAGGTAACGCCAACATCGAATGCAAGAGCCTGCCCGACCTACTCTCTTCATCCTACAGCGGCCACCTGATGCGTCAAATCGAAAACCTCGATGCCAACTGCGAGCGCGTGTTCCTCGTCGTCCACGGCGACGTAGCCAAATACGTGGCCATGTCCAAGCGACAGGGCCGCAAGACTTCATTTTCCAAGGTGATGAACCAGATGCTGGGCCTATTCGCACGCCTCTCGGCAGACTTTGACTGCCACATCTACCGCGCCAAAGACCACACTGAGGCAGCCATGTTCATTGCCAAACTGCACAGCAAGATGCACAAGCCCGCCAGTCGACACGGCGCGCGGGCCGTCACAAGGACCAGCACGAACGACGTGCGGGCCGATATGCTCATTACCGTCCCCGGTTTCGGACCGGAGTTGGTCAACAAGACTCTGGAGGCATGCGGGTCAATTGAAGAGATGCTGTACCCGGAGTCATTGAAGCAAGTAAGAGGAATGGGAACCACGCTACGCAAGCGATTGCTCGACGTTTTGACGTCAGAAGAGCCTGTGCGCGTCCAGAAAACTTACGGGAGAGGAGGAAACGAACATGATGGAGCACAGGGCTGAAAACTACGAATGCGTGAAACAATACCCGGTGCTGCGAGGCTACTTGGAACACTTCAATCAGTACAGCCGGAACAATGAGATTCCGGGCTTGCTGTCGTTCTTTTTCATCCTCGGGCAAGCGGCTGTACCCTACGTCCGCATCCCCGTGGGTGGAAGCAACCTCGACCCCCGCGTCAGCATGTTCTGGATTCAAGACACGCGGACAGGAAAGTCAGCCGCATATCAGGTCATTGAGCAGGTCCTCAACGAGGCAAACATGCGCAGTGAGGACTACAACTCCGGCAACGACGCTGCTTTGGTCGGTACACTCGTACCTGACCCAGACTCAGAAGACCGTCGCAACCCGGACATGATTGTTCGTCCCGGCCTCCTCGCAGGTCGCAAGGGACTGAACTTCGACGAAGGGAGCGTCGTACTCAAGACCGGGCAGCACAACGAGAACACTACGCTGTTCCTTCAGTCTGCTCTCAACGCGGCAGGGACCGGTCGGAACATCCTGACCAAGCACATGGCCCGCGACACCTTCAGCGTCAAGTCTGAGGTGTCTCTGTGGATTACGACTTACCCGCCAAAGGGTATCAAAGAACACGTCCTCGACAAGGGCATTTTCCAGCGCGTGCTGACCTACTGGCGCCATTGGACGCTGGATATGAAGCGCACCATCAACCACGAACTGGCCGAAGCCGTGCACCATAAGCCTGAGTTTGAGGTGCCGTTCGACAACGTGGTCGACTTCTTCAAAGAGGCTCAGAAGCGGCTCAAGCGACGCGTGCAAGAACTGGCAGATATCCCTCCGATGGAGTGGGACGACATGCGCGAGGACGACCAAGAAGCCGTTGTGATGAGTCTCATGCACCGCATGTTCACGGTTGACGAGTCCTACATCCCGGCCCTGATGTCGGCAATTGACGAATACTATTCCATCGTCGAGCCACTGGGGCCAGACAAGCAGGGCATCTGTTCGTCCTTTATCATGGGGCTTCAGAACTACACCAACGTACTGGCTCACCACATGGCCATGGTCGAAGGTGTCTGGGTAGTCACCGGAGACCACATCGACATGGCACGAGAAATCCTGTTTGACCTGTATGGCAACTTGATTCAGTGGCTTGAGTCGGAAATCAACATTGGGGCGGGTAACGCTGAGAAGAAGAAGATGCAGGGTCTATGGCGCAAAGCATTCAACCAGTGCGAAGTGTTTGACTTCGACGACGCGCGTGGGCAAGGATGGGCGAAAAAGAAGGACATGCTGTCTACTTTTGGCCGATTGGCGAACTACGCCAGCCGTGGCACCATCAACTCCAAGTTCAACGAGTACGCAGGTCCGATGTTCCAAGATACGCGCGAAGGTGTCGGCATTTACGTCCGCCTGCGCGCAGAACACCGAAAGGGGAAGGAGGCATGACGTTTTGGTGTACCGAATGCGTTATGTGCGACACGCCCGTGGGTGCGGATATAGGTGGCTGGATTCTCGGCAAACACCACGGAAAGGAGGTTGCGTTGTGCGATTGGTGCCATCACTGCATGGAGGTATGCTTCAATGAGAAAAATGCTGGCTCTTGATATCGAGACTGGAAACTACTCGCATGAAATCGGTGGCTGGGGGCAAACGCACCTGTTCGAGCCCACTGTCGTTGCGACGTGGGACGGCGACAATGGCGTAGTCTACACCAACGAAGCGGTGTCCAAGCATTTGCCCGAGGGCACGGTCGTCAAGAAGTTGCACCCCAAGGTCATTGGCGAGGACCTCGCCAAGCACGTGTCCGAGGGCGGTCTCGTCTTGGGTCACAACCTAAAGAAGTTCGACCTTCCCATCATCCGCGACGCACTGGACTGCTGGACGGCAGGCGAAATTCTCACCAAGTCAGACGAGCAGGTGTTCGATACGTCTGCGCTCTTGCGTTCCATAACAGGGCACGCTGTGCCGCTGTCCGACGCCTGTCTGCACACGCTGCAGAAGGGGAAACTGATGACCAGTCACGACGCGCCCATCGAATGGCGCAAGGGTAACTATGGCAAGGTCGCCGAATACTGCCTGAAAGACGCTGAACTCACCTACGAACTGTGGAAGCACGGGATGGAAGAGGGCTTCGTAAAGGCCCGCTGCCGTCACACCGGCGAAGTGAAGGAGTTCGAGGTTGACTGGTGATGAAGAGGGAATGCCATGAATGAAAACGAAGCAAACACAAGTGCAGTTGTCCACAACATCCGAGCCGCAAAACGCGCGGTCTCGACCGTCAAGACGACGTTGGGGCCGATGGGAATGGACAAGATGATGGTCGACGGCGGCGGAAACGTCATCGTCACCAACGACGGAGCCACCATCCTCCAGCAACTGGACATCACACATCCGGCAGCCAAGATGGTCGTCGAGGCGGCCAACACGCAGGAAGACATGTGCTACGACGGAACGACAAGCACGGTCGTGCTTGCAGGTGAACTGTTGGGCAACAGCGAACTGCTGTTCAGCAAGGGTCTGCACGCCAACATCATTTGTCGTGGCTACCGTAAGGCAGCCAAGTGGGCCACAGAGCACTTCGAGACTCTGACCGTCGACGCTCCTCTGTCCAAAGTGGCACGCACGTCCATCACCGGTAAGGCGTTGGAGTCCAGCATGGAGCACGTCAGCGAACTGTGCGTGACTGCTGCAGAGAACGCCAATGGTGATTACTCGCGCGTTCGCGTGCTGTCCCAGCCGGGCGGCTCACTCGATGACTCGTACTGTTTCCCCGGCGTCGTACTCCACAAGGAGTTCATGCTCCCGGCGATGCCTGATGAGCCTGCGCCCAAGGTGCTGCTCATCAACACTGGGCTCGGTGAGGGCAAGAAGGACGACAACGTCCAACTCAGCCTGTCCTCAGCGCAGGAATACACCCAGTATCGCAAGCAGTCCAGCCGCGATGAGTGGGTCGAAAAGGCCCAAGCCATCGTGAGCGTGTTGCCCGACGGCGGCACCGTGTTCTGCAGGGACACCGTGAACGAGGTCGTAGCGGCCAGTCTGGCCCGTCACAACATCGCCGTGGTCCACCGTGTCCCAGAGAGCGACATGACTGCCCTGTCCCGCCTTCTCGACGCCAGCGTCGGTCACAGCATCGAAGACATCACCGTGGCGTCGGACGGCGACGTGACGTGCCAGACCATTGGCGACATGCGCTACGTGGTCGTCAAGGGCGAAGGCGAAGTGACCACACTCGTTCTTCGCGGTGCAACGCGACAGACCCTCGACGAGACTGAGCGCGGCTTCGAGGACGCCCTCGGTGTAGTTTGTCTCGCTCACAACAGCGGTCAATCCGTGGCCGGGGGTGGCTCAGCCTACCTCAACGCAGCGCTTCATCTCCGCTCTCGTGCGGCCGAAGCCGGTGGACGTGAGCAGATGGCCATCGAAGCCTTTGCGGAGGCGCTGGAAAGCATCCCTTCCACCATTGCGGAGAACGCGGGTCACAACCCACTCGACACCGTTCTGGCACTGCGCAACGAGCACATGCAAGGCAACAGCGACGCTGGACCCGACATCGAAGGTGGCGGTGCCTGCTCCATGGTCGAGCAAGGCGTGTTCGAGCCGCTCGACTTGGTCCGCCAAGCCGTTCAGTCGGCCAGCGAGGTCACCATCAGCATCCTGCGCATCGACGACATCATCGGCAAGCGTGGCGAGTGACGCATAATCATCGCATTTTCTCAGCCCTACGCTTGAGAAAGGTGGAGAATCGGCCACCGGCTCGCCTTGAGACAGGCTCAGCCCTACGCTTGCGGACGCCCTTGAAGCCCAACTGACCGTGAAATCGGGTGTAGGAGCAGAAAGGACACTCGTGCAGCACGACAGGCTCACCACTGATGTAGCGCCCTGAGATGCTGCGCGGGAGCATAATGCGGTTGCAGTTCTCGCACTGCTCTTTCAGCAGGTCGATGAAGCGGCCCATTAAGCAGCCATCCAAGTCTGCACCTGCGCAAGCGTGGGTGCGGAGCCAAAGCCCGACGGAGGCCATTGGTCGGCATGATATGTCTGCCCTGATGAGGACGATGTGACTACCGCGTACTCAGCAAAGTCAAGCGTAGGGTATTGGCCTTGAATGGCCTCTTGCATCGTTTTGCTCATCAGGAATCACCAATCCTTCGCACGGCCCATCGACAGTATTCTCCACCGCGTAGTTGCTGAGTACCACTATTACCAGTATCATCTTCTTTGCGAACGAAGAAGTAAATTTCAACGTAGTCTGAATCAGCCAAGACAATTTCCGTCGAAACCGGCGCGGTCTTCGCGGAAGGGCTTCCAACAGTCGCAGTTCCTTGCCTCACCACAACAGAACCATTGACGTAAATGGCAACGTGAAGTTGATATGGGCTTGTGGCGACTGATGGAAGCGTCGAGTTTGAAGCCACCCAGCCAACCTGTGCGTGAATGGAGTACAACCCGCCTTGTCCTGAACCCACAGTGAACTTTTCACCGTCCGTGGCGCTGTCCAACGTAAGCGTCTCGTTGTTGATGATGTCCCAATACTCGACTTTATGCCACGTTCCTGCCGTGTGACCTGAATCGTTGGTATTGGAGCCGACCTTAGCGGTGAAGTAGAGGGGGTCGGGGCTGCCAAGGTCGGCGATGGCTTGGGTGGTCACCGTCTTCAGATTGTCTGAGTCGTTGGTGTCTTGAATGAGCACTTTGTCGTCCGTAGCAACAGTTGCTCCAGTCAGCGATGCCCCGCTGATTGCTGACGCGACGTTGGTTGCGTCCGTCACGTCCGCGCTTGCTTCGATGGCGTCGAGTTTGGTCTTGTCCGCGCCGGACATCGAGCCTGCTGCACTCGTTGTGGCCGCGCTGATGCCGATTGTGCCTGACCCTGTGATGGTGCCGCCGGTGATGGGTGCCGTCGTAGCGACACTCGTGACTGTACCTGCGTTTGCAGTCGCACCATCCGCTACGTTCAAATCACCCCTCATCTCAGCAGCAGTTCGACCTTCGACGGATGTTCCGTCGATTTTCAAGAAGTCATTGTCTGCTACTGCTGCGTTGGCGACCAGCACATTCCCGTTGGAAACGCCACCAGTCAGCCCCTTCACAAACGCAAGATTGGTCACCTCGCTGTCCATCAGCGCACCTGCGGCGGTCACATTGGTTGCATCAGTTACATCTGCATTTGCCTCAATGCCGCTCAATTTGCTGCGCTCGGAACCAGTGATGATGGCACCAGAGCCAACGTTGCTCACGTCGCTCAGTTCAGTGACGCTGTCCGTGGCATGAATGACCTTCTTGTCGGTCCCTGCATCGTCTGTGAAATACAGTCGGTTCGGAGCGTCGTTCTTGACCCAGAGCAGGCCCTTTCCAGCAGCAGTGCTGTGACCAGTGCCCGCTACGTTCGCTTTCTCGTCAATGACCAGTCCAGTAGGGTCAATGAGTCCAGTGACGGTAAGTTTGCCATCTACCGTCAGCGTTGAAGAGCCGCTGGCCCATGCTAACTTCGTGTCGCTCGTGAAGCCACCAGAGCCATTCGATAACTGCACAAGGCCAGTCGCGCCGCTGGAAGAAGGGAAACTGGACGGAGCGGCGATAACCTGATGCCAGTTGTCCCCATCGTACACAAATCGAGCAGATTCCCCTGATGCAATGTTGACGTTGATGGGCGTGCTGCTGTGCCCTCCACTGGTGGAGTCGAAATGTAGGTTGTGCGCACCTGCCTTGTGGAAGATGTCCACGACGTGACCGGCGGAGAAAACTCCTGTCGGATTGATGGTTCGCGCGGCATCGGTCGTGATGACCCAGATATTGGCTTCGTCGAACGTGAACGTGACGTTGCCTGATGTAGTGATGACTTCCAACCTGTCTGGACCAAGCACGTAGGTGCCAGTCACAGGCGTGGTGTTGAGATTCTTCGGTAAGGCCGTTAGGATGACTCCGTGCTTGGCACCAGCAACGTCCTCCCGGTGCGTCTGCCAGATGGCTCCGAACGTGCTTCCAGTAAGGTCGCCTTCTTCTGGCGATGCAAAGAAAGAGTCTGGGTTAGTCAGTGCATTGGCGGCATCGACGTTCCCAATGGCACCCTTGGTCATCGGCGTCAGATAAAGCGGCGACTTGCGCAAGAACGTGCGTCGGTCGTGGATGACTGGGCTGCCGAGGCTGGCAGTCACGTTGGCCGCTCCTCCCGACATCGTGTAGCGAATGACTCCGAGCACGGTGGTCTGATGATTCAAGTCAGTATTACCTGTGACGCTCGGGCTGGAAAGGAACCGGTTGGGGAGCAGCGGTGTTCCACTCGTCGCCGCAGCAGGCGTACCCATCTCGTACATCAGATGTGCTTCTGGGGTGCTCCTACCGACAAGGTACACGACGACAAAGACGTCGCTGTTACTGCCCGGAACGCTGGGCAAATCACCGCTGTGACTTGCGCCGCCTCCAGTGGTGCCAACGATGAACGTCTCGTGCGAGCCCGGACCGTTGGCGAACTTATACAGGACGCCGTCGAGGGTGCAAAAGCCACCGTAGACCTTGACCTCGCCCTGAGACGAGCCAATCTGGATGAAACCGGGCGTGTTGGCGACCACGCTGTTGCGCAGCGAGTCACCTTTGGCACCGTCGCCGAGGCGCATGATACCGTTACCGTGCAGGCCTTCGTACAGATTCGTCAGGCTCGGACTGGTCAGTCCGTCGCCATCTCGTAGACCCTGTGCATCAGAGCCCATGCCAGTTGCGCTGGTGTGTCCTGCTGTTGGATTGGTCAAATGCCCACCTCGATGAGTGCTGAAAACTGAATCTCGTTGTTACTGGTCTTCTCAATTGCGTTATAGGTGTAGCGCATGAAGTCCGTCGTGTCTGTCGAATCACTCGGATTTTTATAGCGAATGACGACCTCTCGCAAAGGCCGCGTGAACGCCGTGCTTAGAGGCACGCTGGCCTCAACCATCAAGGTGTTGTCGTCAATGACCTTCACACTCGGCGTAACAACCACTGCTGGGTTGCCAATGCCGCCGTCTTGCTGCGTAGCCAACGTGCCGTCAAATCCGAAAACAACCTCGTTGATGCGGTCCTTCAGCGTGTCGACCAAAAATCGAGTCCCTTCGTTCAACAATGGCATATCATCCTCTCCTATTCTTCAGGTAGCGACTGTGCACAGCGCCCAGTTTGAGATGGTTGCTACGCGCCTCTGGGTTGGAAGCGGTAGACAACACGAACAATTCCTCGTCGTCGACGACGGCGTGGACGCTGGCTGACTTGATGACGACAGTGGTCGCACCGACAGACGCAGCGTGAATGTGACCTAATTTGTTTCCGTTGCGCTTGTACACGGCTTGGTTGTCGGTTCCAAAGATTGTGGTCGCATTGACCCCATCCACCGTGTACGACGTCGTCCCTGCAGCATAACCAGCACCGTTGTTGATGAGCACGCCAGTGCTTTGGAGCAGTAGTGCTCCGTTGATGTTGTTTCGATGCACGGAGCCAAGCGTGTAGCCTACACCCCGGTTCATGTCCACGCGCTCAGCGATTTGCCACGACACGCGGAATTTGAACCCGAACGAGGTAGAGAACTCTTCTACGGCAAACTGTCGATTGCGTTCCTCGTTTGCCTCAACGCTGCCGCTAACGTCAATCTCTTGGAAGCGCTGAAGCACATCTTCGAGCGCAACATCGACCGAATTGACGTGCAGTTCAGTTCTGCGGGAGTTCAAGTCAAGCCGACTACCGAGGATGATGTAGCGTTCGTTGTCGACGCGAGTCTGGTGAGAAATCATGTCGCCGGGGTGCATGTTGCCAGCACCAATAACGTCGAGCAACTTCTTGGAGCCAGTGGCGTTCTTCGCCATCCGAAGCATACGCCTACCAATGGCTCGTGCACTGGCTTTGGTTACAGCCGTCGGAGCGTGAATACCTCCCGGCACCTCGACAATACCAGTCTCCTGACGCCCGAAGTCATCGACTTGCACCACGTTCGAGTGGTTGTTTGCTCGTGGCTGGCCGCGGACAACTACGCGATTCGGCGCACTTTCGCTGTCGTCATCGAGGGTGCCACCCATGACTCGGCTTTCATTGACCAAGTATTCGCGCTCGATGTTGGACTGCGGGAAGTAGCACACGTTGCCAAATCGGTCACTGCGTGGGCTGTAGCCATCATGCTTGGCCAAGAAGCGTAGTGCTGTGAACGCTTCAACCCCGTAGAAATCTTGAGCCAAAAACGTCGAAGAAGGCTGCTTGGCTCGCACACCGTTGATGCTGCTCGTGTTGGCTTTGGCTACACGCCCAGCGAGGTCAGAAGTCCGCATCCCCACTCCAACTTTCTGAGCAAAACGAATCGTTTTATCGGTGAAACCGATTTCGGATAGCGACCTGCCTTTCAGATTTTCCAGCCTGTAACGCGTTCCCTTCACCGCATCTTGGATTTGCGAGGTCACCAGCGCCTGCGTGTGGTCTTCGGCGCCAACCACAAGAGCAGGTAACTGCGTAGACGTAGTGACTTTGTCCACGTCGTAAAACAGTGCACCCTCGTAGCGCACGCTTTCCGTCGGGTTGTGAAGCAAACGAATGGTGTCCTCCTCTTCAATGAGGCGATACTTGCGCTCAGCCGTAGGCACGAAGTCTGTTGCAGTTGGCTTTTCGACAGTGAAGCCCGCCTGCTTGCGCGTGTATTCACCATGGCGGACGGCGTTGTCGACGAATCGTGGCTTACGCACGCGCTTCATCACGGTGCTCTGGGCTGCATCAGCGCGCCCAGTCACGGTGTTCTTGCCAAGCGCCATGATACCTCACTCTCCGCTGTGGTCTCCGGTGTTGAAGGAGGTGTCGCCTTTGCTGCCTTTGGGGTGCAGAGTTTGACTGTGCCGCGGCTGCACGCTGAAGTCGCCCTCGTCGTCATCAGCAGAGCGACGACTCGCGTCGGCGCGGAAATGCTCCAACGTGTTCTCGGACATCACCATGCGGGCGACCGGAGAGCGAACGTCGGTCTTGTCGAAGCCGGCGACATCGGCGCCCTGAATCTTCGGACCGTTGCTGTCGGCAGTGGTCGGAGAAGCAGGGTCTACGTCGTACACGGGGGCGTAAGGAGGGCTGCTCGGAGTGCCAGTGCGAGCGCTGGGCGCGTCGCTGGTGAACAGCCCATACTTGCCGCCAGCCGTGGCACGATAGAAGTTTGAACCAGCCTGTCGTCCGCCTGTGTTGAGGAAGGCTCGGAACAGTTGACTGTGCTTGGCGTCGAGTGTATGCGCTGGTCGATACAGGAACTCGATGGTGCTGTCTGTATAGTTCACGTTCTCCTTGATGGGGTCGTGGTTGCTGTCTTGATACGGGTTGGATGAGGTCGAAGCGCCAGCCTTGCCCCAACCCTTGACGTCGAGGACGCCCGCGTGCTTGCTCCATTCCATGACGTAAGTGCCGCCAAGCGGCCACATGGCATGAGCATCAGAGTGCTTGACGACACCAGACACAGGCTTGTCTGACCAGTTGAGAGCAGTCATGTCGAGGTCCTTGAGAGTGCGACTACCCACGTCGTAGGCACCGCGGATGTTTGTCCGTTGCCCCACTGCACGGTCCGTGTGCAGGCTGGATGCCTCTGTGGACATGACGACGTACTCCCGGCTCACGCCATCGTTGAGTTCAGCAATAGTGTCCACGTCAAGACCCAGACGCACGTCGTTGCGACTGACTGGCTCTGCACCTCGCGTGTCGGCGTTGACCGTCTCGACACCCTCGCCCACGTGCGCGGAAGGCTTGAGCAAGCCGTCATCGCTGTTGAGGTCCACGCGGTCGCTGATGCCGCGCTCAATCTCACCGACCTGCAGCGTTGCGTTGCTTGGTCGCACAAGTCCTTGGCCAAACGCAGGCTCGGCGGTGCTATGGCTGAGGACCAGTCCAGTTGCATCGTGCGGCTCACTCACAGCCATCAGCAGGCTTTCGTTGAACACGGTGGGCCAGCGAACACCACGGCCATCTCCACGGTCGCCCACACGCAGCGCACTGGCTGGGTTGAACCAATCAGCCGTGCCCATGTTGCTGGCAGCGTTGTTACCGCTGTTGTCGTTGCCGCTATAGCGGTCGTTTCCGTCGCCACCGAATAGACCGTTGACCGCAGGGCGGTGCGTGACGTTGGTGTCTGCGTATGCGTCTTCAGGGTCCCACGATGGCCGCAACCCGAATCCACGCACAGGGAAACGCCTGACTTCTTCGCCACGCGTGTTGCCCCACCAGTCGACCATGTAGTGGCGATGAGCGCGAGCCAAGTCTTCAGTGCCTTGCCCTGCCTCATCGTTGGGGAACAGACGCGTGGTCGTGGATGCGTTGCGCATGGTGCGGACCGGGCATCCGAACGGCCCAGTCATGCGGCGCCCGTCACTGTAACGCACCTGCCGACCAATCTGGTCCTGACCAAGCAGACTGGAGACTTGCGTGATGCGTTCAAGGATGCCGACGTAGAGCGCGTCGAATGTCCGGTCACTTTGTCCAGAATCCGAGCCAACGTAGTCCCATCCATTTGTCTTGGAATCTTGCTGAATGAGTGGTCCGTGGTAGTAGCCAAGCATCGCGTTACTGTTCGCCACCTCAAGCCAGCCGCGCACATACGGCGACCAGCGAGGACGATTGAACAATTGGCGCACTGCCATTCGGTAACCGAAGCAACGATTGCGGTCATTGGGTAGTGAGAGCGTAGCGATGCCTGTCGAGTCTTGGTACGTCTCGCAATCCATGCCAAAGGTGTCGCTTCCCCATCCAATCAGCGCGTGGCCATAAGATTCCATCCGGCTTACTGCACCGCCGCCGTGGCTGCCGCCGGGCCAGAAGCCAGAGAAGTTGTACTTGTTGGAGCCAACCGTACCGCCCTGATGATTCAGTGTACCTGCCCCGTCAACCTTAGCGTCGATGTCGGAGGCGGTGGTCAGTGTGCCGTCGTGACTGAGTGCAGTACCCGCGTTGTTGTCGTGGTCATGAGGCGGAACAACCCACTTCATCGCCAGACCGAACGGCCCCTTGCTGGCAACGTAGTTGAAATCGTGGTAGTGAATGGTCTCGAAGTGCTCTGGTACGTGGTTGAGCGGTTTCTGGTCAACCGGCGTGTCCGCGGTCCCGGCGTTGGTGTAGAACGCTCGGCTGCTGTCGTCACTGTACCACGTGAATGGACGCCCGAGGTTCGGATGCCACATGCACAGGAACGCATCAGGTGCGTGCAGTGAGTTGGTGTCCCGACTACCGTTGGCGTATTGTGGCAGGTTGCGCGTCATGATGCTGACTTCGGAGCGGGTGAACAAGTCGTCAGACGGACCGTTGTCGTAGGGTCGGCTGAGGCGGAGAATCGTATTCGCACCGATGTTGGCCCAGAATGCAGCACTGCCAGATACGCCAGAGAACGTGTCGCTTTCGCCCAGCGTAGCGTGGGCAAGCGTTCCCGTGCGGTTGGTGTAGGTAGCCGTGTACCGCACACCGTTCTTCGTGTATTCCAACACCTCACCAAAGTAGGGCTTGACGGGGAACATTGCGTTGTCGTCGACCGTGATGGTGGACGAGCCGTTGTCGCTGATGACGACGCAGTTTGGATTGAGGCTGCGCAGCCGCTTGTGCGGCTCATACAGGTCCAAGAATGACGTTGGGTAGCCTGCCAGCGTCATTTGTGCGCCGACAGCACCATAACCCACTCGACAGAACTCGTAGTAGTTATCTGGCCTATGCCACTCCAGATGTCGGAACTTGGCTGCGCCTGCTGCGTCAGCACCGTCTTTGTGCAAGATACCCCACCACGGGATAGTCAGCGTTCGACCCGGCGTTGCACTTTGGAACATGCCCGGTCGATAAGGTAGGCTTCTACGGGTGAAGGCTGGACTGCTGCTCTCTTGCACGCCCAGTGGGTTATAGAGCGCCAGTGGAGGCAAGTTCGTGAACTGACTACTCGCGTCCGGCTCGATGTCGAGTATAACTTCGTTGAGAATCACCTCGCATCCACGCACGTCAGCCATCATTGCCTCGGCAAGGATGAGGGCGTAAGCCCCACGAGTGGACACGTTCTTCTCGATGGCAATGACGGTGTTGACTTGCTGCCCCGTCAACTCGGTGACCTTGGTTCCCGACTCACTGGGTGCCTTGTTCTCAGTCGCGTGGTTTTGATGAAAGCCCTGCAATTGCTGCTTGAACACGTTAGGCTGGATGATGATTTGGTATGCGCCGACCTCCAGCGGGTCAGGGAAGTGGTTGTTCATCGTGTAGGTGTTGGCTGCCTCTAAGACGAGCGTGTGCCCACCTTGAGCGTTGATGGTGCCTGCGTTCGCACCTGCACTCGCCGCAATGCCGTAGCCTTCGTACTTCAGTTTGGTTTCAGTCAGGAGTGTGAACGCTCCGCCGTGAATGTCGCTCGGTCCGAATGGAGCCGTTGGTGTTGAAAACCAAACAAGCGGGTCACGTCCGTTGCCGTGCGTGAGCACCGTTGACGTCACGCTGGTGCGTGTACCCTCTCTGTTCCCAATCAGCGAATCTTCGTAAGGTGCATGGTTAGAACTGGCGCAAGCCCGGTTCAGGCTATAGAGTCGCTGATATGCAGGATGCGCGTAGTGTCCGGGCATCATCGCCATGGTAGGTGTGACGTAGTGATGGCCCATGCGAGGAATAGGCATAGGCGTCATTTTTGGCGTCGTCATTCGCGTGTAAGGCGCAGACGGATTGGCCATCGCTCCCGTGCTTCCGGGCAGGTCACTATAGATGTCGAACCAGTCGAGTTTGACCATGTCGGGGCTGGCACCGCTGTATTCACTGTGGTCACGCAAGCGACGGGCTGCGAACATGCGCGTGCTACCAGCAGGCATGTAGTACGATGGGACGACCTTCAGACCTGTCTTACCCAAGACAAAGGATGCGAAGTCTGGGCTATAGACCACGCCAGTGAATTTGTTTGTGGACACGCCCGTGTAGGAGGCGAGCACGCCCTTGTCCGTGGCGGGGTCATAAACGCGCAGGAAGTAGCGACCACCGCTCTGCTCTGTAGTGTCGGTCCAGACCGCGGCCTCAGGTGTAGAGGTAACGTTGATTTCTGTGCCACTATGACTCGAATAGGTAAGTTCGTCGAGGTCAAAGCGGTGCGTCATGCTTACGCCCATACGGGTAATGTGGAAAAACAGATTACGGTCATGAGGCTCGTAAGCCGATTCCAGCGGCGCGTTACTTGTGTGGTCCGTCCAACCTTCACTGGTGGATGCAGGGAACTTGAGGCGAGAGTCGCTCTTAGTAGTCGAAATGTCGACGGCGTCTTGGCTAAGGTGCTCCCAGCCGTTGTTTTCCCACGTCGGCCAGAGACGCGGGCCACTGTATTCGTTGTTGAACATCTGCCGAATCTGGGTGATATTTTGGGCGGGGTGCTGCAATCCACCCGAGCCAATGGTCTCGGTCTGGTACGCCTGAATCCGGTCAAATCCACTACGAATAATGATGTTCCCCGGAATCTCATCGGCATCTGGGAGGCGAATGCGGAGGTTGGGATTTACGCCTGCACCCGCAAGAGCAGGAGCAAGTCCCTCGATTTCACGGTCGCTGATATGGCGGAAGTCGAGAATGACTGTGCCGAGCGGAGAGCCGCCGTCCAAGTGGTGTTCCTGACCCGTGTCGTCAACAACTTGCATGCTCTTGAACTGCTGGTCTTCGTTAGGGATGAGCAGTGCGTTCCTCACTTCAAGCGGGTGTTGTTCAGCCAGTTGGGGGTGACCCAGTTCCTGTGCTTGGATGATAGGGAACATTGCAGCGTTGGTCGTCTCGAAGGAGAAGCGCA